TAAGAAACGTTTAGCTCCTATAATTTATGAAATGGATCAGCGTATGGTATGTCCCCATAATCACCTTGTTACTGGTGTGCATTACAATGATGTGGGAGTGCCTCCTTTATCAGTGTTAGCTTTACGAGTTGTGTCTTCTTTTAATAAGGCTTATGGAGGCACTTCTGAATATTCGTATGTTTCAAATGCGTGTTTCAATCCTTTGTTGAATTTGGGTGAGAAATTGTCAAAACTTCCTAAAAATTATATCTCATTCTTACCTGAATTCAAATTTAATCACGTGCATCGAGCTCTACATTTTTATTATAAATTTTGTGTTAAATTGCAACAGTTTAAATTTTCATTTGAGTCTTCTGATCTTGATTTGTTTTCTTTTGGAGATACTAAGTGTGGTTTTCGTCAATGGCCAAAATTAGATCCTATTGCTGTTGATGATTATACCACTGTTAAATTTAATGATCATCCATCTAAGAAACAAGCTCAAATGGTAATGTTGAGGGAGATGATTGAAGCTTATATCATTGCAATTGAAGAAACTAGAGAAGGTCTAGTTCCGTATGAAAAACGAATAAAGGCATTTATTACTACGATGTCGATTAAAGAACAAAACCTTAGTGCGATTGATATTGATAAGCTTGATAAGGATAGTGTGAAAGAAATGTATCTTAAATCTCGCTTGTTTTTTTTATCAAATGACTCTATGCTTCATAAATTTTTCTTAACTCGTATTAAAGGTGAGCGAACATACTTTCCTGATTGTATGAGTATATATGGTGATAAATCTGCTCGCAATCAGACTGTTAACATTTCGATAGGTTTTACCTGGACTAAGGGAGGAGCTTATATGCTTTATAATGCCATGTTAGGTGAACGATCTAATCAGTGGAAACGAGTTAGTCTCCCTGGTGATTCTGCAGATAACGTTTGTTGTACCTGGGAGCAAACATCTTATGGAACTCAAATGGTTGCGTCTGGTGACATTAAATCTTTGGACACGTCGATAACTGCCATACCTCTTGTTCTTTATATGATGTTTGCTCAAATGTGGATTCAAAGAGATGATGCTGATCCTCATTATCGTGCATTTCAATATATTTTGGAGAGTTGTGCTGAGCAACTCGCCGGGAAGACTGTTAGATGGATTAAAGACTATATGTTATTAATTGGTGTGATGCCTTCAGGTTCGTTGGAAACATCTCATGGTGATTCTTGGATAGTTGGTATTGTATATTGGCTGTCTTATGTTTTTTCGGTTATGTCTATGGTTGATGTGCAGATTAGGAAGATAATTTGGCGTATGGTTGCCTATAGGTTAATTGCAATATTTGTATATGGTGATGATTTTCTTAAAACCTATCCTCGTGCTATTCGTGATTATATTAATGTGGATGGTTTTGCTGCTTATATGTTGGCCTCACATGGAATTCAAATGAAGAATAAGGCTGAGTTTGGCAGCTTGTTGACTCGTCTTCGAGTGGTTAACAATGAGGTTTTGTCTCGTGTGTATACTGGTCCTAGTTATTTAAAGCGATTTTTGATTGAATCTTCTAATTTTAATTTGGAAATGCAATGCCCTAAGATAGCTACGGTTGTTTCATGGAGACCGTTGCAACAGTATGAGTGGAGAGCAGGGGTTCCTCGTGATCGGTCAGCTCCAATTTATTTGAATTTATCTCGTCTTATAGGTTTGGCTTATGATACATTGGGAGTTGATCCGATCTCCTATTATTATCTTTATTT